AGCGAAGAATAGAAATGGTCGTATGTATCCAAAGCCTATTATGGAAAATGCGATCAACAAATATGTAAAAGAACAAGTTAAAACTGGACGCGCTGTAGGTGAGTTAAATCATCCAGACGGTCCAACTGTTAACTTGGACAAGGTATCCCATCGTATTACTGACCTCAAGTTTGAGGGAAATGATGTGATGGGTAAAGCACTTATATTAGATACTCCAATGGGTAAAGTTGTAAAAGGTTTACTTGATGGTGGGTGTCAACTGGGTGTTTCGACTCGTGGTATGGGAAGTCTTGAGAAACGTAATGGAATAATGGAGGTTAAGGATGATTTTATTCTTAACACCGTTGACATTGTTCAAGACCCAAGCGCACCTAACGCTTTTGTTAATGGTATAATGGAAGGTGTAGACTGGGTATGGGATAATGGAATGATTAAACCTCAAGAAATTGAAAAAATAGAGACTGAAATAAAAAGAACTCCATCAAAAGGTTTGCAAGAAGCGCAAATTCGTGGGTTTGAAAATTTCCTCTCGTTGCTGAAATAAAAAGGAGTCAAGTATGACTGATCAAACACAAGACCAGGAACTTGAGGTCCATGATGACAACGAAATTGTGGAATCTCACGAAGAAGTAACTGAAGCATCACTTTCAGATGATCCAGAAGGTGCGGAAGATAATTCTGTACAATCTGTTCAGAAAGCGGCTCAAGTTACTAAAAAAGCATCTCCACCTAAAACTAAGGCGGGTATGGTTAATGCTATGACTGATAAAATGAATGGTATGAAAACCAAGACTGAAATCAAAGCAGCATATGAAAAAATGATGGGTGAAGAAATTGAAGTAGATATGGAAGAAGAAACAATGGTAGAAGATACTTCTACTGCTGATTTGGAAGTCCTTATTTCTACTGATGAATCTCTATCAGAAGACTTTAAAGCAAAAGCAAGTACAATTTTTGAGGCAGCACTTACTACAAGAGTTGCAACTAGAGTTCAAGAATTGGATGAGGCATTTGGTGAAAAAGTCACATCTCTGGAAGAGCAATACGCTACAGAGACTGAAGAAGCAATCAATGAAGCAAAGGGTGACCTTGTAGACAAGATTGATTCTTATTTAAACTACGTTGTTGAACAATGGATGGAAGAAAACCGCATTGCTGTAGAGCAAGGTATTCGCACGGAAATCGCTGAAGGCTTCATGGGTAAGTTGAAAGACTTGTTCACGGAATCTTACATTGAAGTTCCAGAAACCAAAGTTGACTTAGTAGACCAACTCGCTGAAGAAGTTCTAGAATTAGAAGAACTTTTGAATAAGCAAACCCAAACCAATGTTGATATGAACGAAACAATTTCTAATTTGAAGCGTTCTGCTATTATTGTAGAAGCATCATATGATCTTGCTAGTACTGAAGCATCAAAATTGGAAAAACTGGTTGAAGGCGTAGAATTTGAAAATGAAGATAATTTCAAATTTAAAGTTGACACCATCAAAGAGTCTTACTTCAATGGAAAACCAGCAGTTTCACCTGCTGCAATCGTAGAAGAAACACTTACAGAAGAAACCCAAGAAGATACGGATGTAGATGTAAACGTATCAGATAGCATGGCTAAGTATGTCGCTGCTATTAAAGCAAGTAACTAAGGAGTATCCATTATGGAAATGAACTACAATCAATTGATTGAAAAGTGGGCCCCGGTTCTCAATGAAGAATCTGCTGGTTCCATCCAAGACAAGCACCGCAAAGCAGTTACTGCTGTTGTGCTTGAAAACCAAGAAATTGCTTTGCGTGAGCAAGCAACACAACAAGGTGGTTTCGGTCAACTGACAGAAGCAGCACCAGCAAACAACACTGGTAATGTTGCTAACTGGAACCCTGTACTTATTTCGTTGGTTCGCCGCGCAATGCCAAACATGATGGCATATGACGTATGTGGTGTTCAGCCAATGACAGGTCCAACTGGTCTGATTTTCGCAATGAAATCAACCTATGAAACAACTCGCGGTGGCGCGACTGCTGACAATGAAGCACTCTTTAGCGAAGCGGTAACTGCTTTCTCTGGAGATTCTGCTGCAAGCATGGTAAACGATGGTTCTGGTCTTTCTGGTGTAGGAGATTCAGCATCAGGTGACTCGTCTATTGACAATAACCGTAATGATCCTGCTGTTGGTACAACTGGAATGACTCTCGCCAATGGCGAACTTCTGGGTACAACTGGCGCAAGCGCATTTGCTGAAATGGGTTTCACCATTGAAAAAGCAACTGTATCTGCCAAAACACGCGCACTGAAAGCGGAATATTCGCTTGAACTCGCACAGGATTTGAAAGCAATTCATGGTCTGGACGCTGAAAGCGAACTCGCCAACATTCTTTCAACTGAAATCCTTGCGGAAATCAACCGCGAAGTAATTCGTACCATTAACTCACAAGCAAAAACTGGTGCATCCACTGGTAACACCTTGTTGAATGGTATTTTTGATCTTCAAACAGATGCTGATGGTCGTTGGAGCGTTGAGAAGTTTAAAGGTCTCATGGTTCAAATTGAGCGTGAAGCCAATAACATTGCCAAAGAAACTCGTAGAGGTCGCGGTAACTTCATCATCACATCTAGTGATGTTGCATCGTGCTTGGCAGCAACTGGTATGTTGGATTATGCTCCAGCAATGTCAACCAACTTGAATGTTGATGACACTGGTAACACATTTGCTGGTGTTCTTAACGGACGCACAAAAGTATATGTTGACCCATATGCCACTATTGACTACATCACTGTAGGTTACAAAGGTACAAATGCATATGATGCTGGTATCTTCTATTGCCCATATGTACCTCTCACAATGGTTCGCGCCGTTGGTGAGAATGATTTCCAGCCAAAAATCGGTTTCAAAACCCGTTATGGTATGGTATCAAATCCATTTGTTGGTGGCACACCAGCAAACGGTCTTGCAACAAAGCAAACAAACCAGTACTACAGAATCTTCAGAGTGGACAACATTCTGGGTGCATAGTATTGCACAAGAAGGGCGAAACAACTAATGATTTCGCCCTCTATAAAACTTTTAAAACAGTGCTTCGGCACTGTTTTTTTTATGATAATTAGGAAGAAAAACCTACCTTGACAGTTTTTCCATTATGGGGAGAAACATTCAAAGCCATTTCCTTTTGAAAATCACGATAGTCTTTATCATCATCTTCCATACTCTCTAACCATTCATCAACATTTGTATTTGAAGAAGGATACTCTTTCCAACCCAAAGTGTTTTCACAAAATGCAGCCATTACAAAAGCAACAGCATCTTGCTCACGTTCAACGTCAGAAACAATATAGGTATTTCCACCTTTGAACTTCCAATAGGCATTTCCACTTGAGAATTTTCCATCCTCTTCATGTGAGCCATAATTTTCCAGAACTTGTGTGTGAACTACAAAAGTCATATGATTCTCTCTTTCTATTGATTACAATTATAATTACTATAAGTTTATGGGTATGTCAAGTATAAATACAGATATAAACGGATATAATTGGATATAATCGGATGGCAACAGTTACCACAAATATGAACTATCTTCAGCCTACTAATTTTAAGGTAGTTATAAATCACAAAACTTTTGGGAACCTTGAGTTTTTTGCTCAAAGGATTATCCATCCAGGAGTAAGTGTTCAAGCAGCAAATGTTCCATACAAAAGAATTTCAAGTATTTCAATTCCCGGTGATACGCTTACTTTTGAAGATTTGGCAATGGATATTTTAGTTGATGAAAATATGCAAACTTATATTGAAGTTTTTAACTTATTGAGTTCTTTGGTTGAAACCAAATATAAATCGCCTATTACTAAAGCAGTAACTGCCAGTATAACACAAGAATTAGACATAACTTTAACCATAACTAGTAGTCACAATAATGTTGTAAGAACAATTAGATATATTGATTGTGTTCCCACTAGCATTGGTACAGTTTTGATGGAAGCGACTTCTGAAACATCGCCTGTAATTACCTTTCCAGTAAACTTTAAGATCGGATATTACGAGATAAAATAGACCTATATATTGTTAATACATTATGGAGAATATGATTGCTTAACCTTGAAGAAATACTTGAACATTGGTCAAACGACTGTAATATTGATGAACATAATCTAGATAAATCTAGTGTGGACATTGCAAAACTACATGCAAAATATTTACAATTACTTTCTGTATATAAACTTCAAAAGAAAAAGTCTGAGATGAATCAAAAAATTCTTCTCAAGGATAAGTGGTTATATTATAATGGTAAGATGACTGAACAGCAAATCATTGAAAAGAATTGGGAGTTTGACCCATTTGATGGTATGAAAATTATGAAGGGTGATATGAACCATTATTACGATTCTGATCCAGATATTCAGAAAAGTGAAGAAAAAATAATCTATTATAAAACATTGATTGAAACCCTACAAGAAATTGTAGAGACTTTGCGCTGGCGGCATCAAACAATTAGTAATATAATCAAATGGAAGGTATATCAAAGCGGTGGATAAGATAGTAGTGCAGAAGAAGAATGAATGCTCTCTTCTGTTAGGTTGTGACAATGGTATCATTCAAGAACTAAATGAATATTTTTCATTTTTTGTTCCAGGATATAAGTACATGCCAAAATATAAATCAAAGATGTGGGATGGTAAGATAAAGATATTTAATGCTTTATCTCATGAATTGCCAGCAGGTTTGTTACATCAACTTAAAATATTCTCTAAGGAAAGAGGGTATGAATTAGACTATGAAGATGGTGAGTATGGACCACCAGAAGTTTTTAATAAAATAAACCCTAAAGAAATTATGAATTTTATTGAAGGTTTGAATTTAAGGAGTCGTGGTGAACCGATATCTATAAGAAGTTATCAATTTGATGCTGTGTGTTCTGCTATAAGAGAAAGAAGGTCTCTTTTACTATCACCAACTGGATCAGGTAAATCTTTAATTATCTATGTACTCATGCGTTGGTACATGGAAAATCATCACGATAATGTTTTGGTTATTGTTCCAACCACTTCACTTGTTCAGCAGATGTTTGCAGATTTTAGTGATTATTCATCACACGATGATAGTGTTAATATAGAAAATGATTGTCATTTTATTTATTCTGGTCAAGCAAAAAATGGAATAAAAGAAAGAATAATTATATCAACATGGCAGTCAATTTATAAGTTACCTGCAACATGGTTTTCTAATTTTGGTGTAATTTTTGGGGATGAGTGTCATGGTTTTAAATCAAAATCTTTAACATCTATTATGAATAAGAGTAGAAATACTGGATACAGATTTGGAACTACTGGAACTTTAGATGGGACTGAAACACATAAATTAGTATTAGAGGGATTGTTTGGTAAGGTAATAAAGGTAACCACTACAAAAAAATTGCAAGACGATTCAACATTAGCACCCCTTGAAATATATTTATTGAAATTAGAATATGATGAGGCTGATTGTTTTCAAAACGTAGGTAACACCTATGCCCAAGAAATTAATTGGATTGTTCTAAATGAAAAAAGAAATAAATTTATTCGCAATTTAGCATTAGATATGAATGGTAATACTTTAGTATTATTTCAATTTGTGGAAAAACATGGTAAGGTACTTTATGATCTGATTTGTGATAAAAAGGAAGATAAAAGAAAAGTATTTTTTGTTTCTGGTGCTACAGAAGCAACAGACAGAGAAGCGATTAGAAAAATTGTAGAAAGTCAAAAAGACTCAATCATCGTCGCATCTCTAGGAACCTTTAGTACTGGTATAAATATTAGGAACTTACATAACATAGTATTTGCTTCTCCAAGTAAATCCCAAATTAGAGTATTACAAAGTGTTGGGAGAGGACTGAGAAAAAGTGATGATGGAAGAATTACTAAATTATATGATATCGTAGATGATTTGAGACACAAAAAGAAATTAAATTATGCTTTACTTCATGGGGAAGAACGATTGAAAATATATAAAAAAGAACAATTCAATTTTAAAAGGTATGAGGTCCGATTATGAGTTATAAAGAACTTAAAGATTTTGATAAAGTAAAACAGATAAAGATTTCTTCTGGTGATGAAATTTTATGTGAAATAATGGATATTACGGATGAAGAACTTATAGTTCGTCACGCCCTTCAAATCTGTAAAATTGAAGTTGATGCCAGTAGAAGTTATGGTATGTTAAAACCTTGGATTTCGTTTCAAGAGCAAACACAAGAATTAGTATCATTAAACGACATGCATATTGTTGCTATTGCTACACCTAGTGAAGATTTAATAGTTCAATTTGGTAACGCCATTAAAGGTAATAATAGCGATGAAGATTTTGATGTTGATACTTGGATGGATAGATTGTATAATAAAAAAGAAAGTTTAGAAGTTAATTTTAGTGAGATGCTTGATAGTGATGAAAATATCATCAGTTTTCCATCTGGATACAAACATTGATTCCCCCCCATAAAGGATACTCCTTATTATACACATAACTTATGATTCTGTCAACCCCTAAAATAAAATAATTATGCTTTACATTACCGTCTATTTGTGGTAGAATGGTAGAAATATTAAGGAGTGAATTTGATGCCAAAAGCAAAGTCTAAAAGTACGCATTATGTAGATAACAAAGAATTTTCCGCTAAAATAGTAGAATATGTTAAAACTATAAATGAAGCAAGAGATAATAATGAAGAATTGCCTGTAGTTCCAAATTATTTAGCATTATGTTTTTTAAGAATTGCTGAAAATCTTTCTCACAAATCTAATTTTATTAGGTATACCTATCGTGAAGAAATGGTTATGGACGCAGTAGAGAATTGTTTAAAGGCAGTAGAAAATTATAATATTAATGCTGCTACTAGAAGTGGTAAACCAAACGCCTTTGCTTATTTCACTCAAATTATTTGGTATGCATTTCTAAGAAGAATTGCCAAAGAGAAAAAACAACAAGATATTAAAGAAAAATATATGTCCCAATCTGGCATAGAAGCATTCCTTGTGACTGAAACTGGTGAAGCATCAACTGGCGTTGCGACACACTTCATTGACGTTCTCAAAGACCGAATTGACAAAGTAAAAGAATACGACACAGAAATAAAAGAATTTGGTAAGGTTGAAAGGCAACAAAGAAAAAAAAGAACAGTTAATGTTGATTCCGATTTGAAAGACTTTTTAGAATGAAATTATTAATACTGAACGATACACATACAGGTATAAGAAATGCCTCTGATATTTTTTTAGATAATGCTGCAAAATTTTATAAAGAAATTTTATTTCCGCATTGTGACGATCATAATATCAAGCAGATATTACACTTGGGTGATTATTATGATCATCGTAAGTTTATAAATTTTAAGGCACTGACACACAATCGCAAGAGTTTTCTAAATCCTATGCGAGAGCGTGGCATGACTATGGATATTATTCCGGGTAATCACGACACATATTTCAAGAACACCAATGATTTAAATTCACTCAAAGAACTATTGGGTCATTATATGAATGAAATTCATATTGTTATGAAACCCACAGTAATGAACTATGGTGGTCTTGACGTTGCGTTACTACCATGGATCACCAGTGAAAACTGTTCAGAATCTATGAATTTTGTTAAAAATTGCAAAGCATCATTCCTTGCTGGTCATTTAGAATTATCTGGTTTTGATATGATGAGAGGAATTCAAAATAAACATGGAATGGATAAAGAAGCGTTCTCTAGGTTTGAGTTAGTTTTATCTGGTCATTATCATACCAAATCTCAAAAAAATAACATTATGTATCTGGGTACGCAGATGGAATTTTTCTGGTCAGATGCACATGATCCAAAACATTTTCATGTTTTAGATACTGAAACTCGCGAGATTGAAGCAATCGTTAATCCATTCACATTATTTGAAAAGATAATCTATGATGATACAAAAACAGACTATAGTAATTATAATGTAGACCATTTAGATAATAAATTTGTAAAATTAGTTGTGATCAATAAATCTAACCCCTTTACATTTGATAAATTATGTGATAAAATAACAGATAGAAAAATACATGAATTAAAAATTGCTGAGAATTTTGACGAATTTATAGGTGAAAGAGTTGGTGATGAGGGTGTATCTGTAGAGGATACTACCACCCTTCTTGATAGTTACATTGATAATGTTGACACTGAATTAGATAAGTCTAGAATTAAAATTGAAATGAGAAACTTATTGACTGAAGCACAGGCACTTGAAATCGCATGATAATATTTAAATCGTTGAAGTATAAAAATTTCCTATCAACTGGAGATAATTGGACTGAAATAAAATTAAATAATTCTAAGTCCACTCTCATTGTAGGAATAAACGGCGCAGGTAAATCAACCATGCTGGACGCCATATCATTTGGGCTATTTGGTAAACCTCATCGTGGTATAAATAAACCTCAATTAGTTAATACAATTAATAATAAAGATTGTGTAGTTGAAGTTGCATTTTCAATAGGTAGTAAAGACTTCAAAATTGTTCGCGGAATAAAACCAAATCTTTTTGAGATTTGGACAAATGGTAATATGATTGATCAATCATCTCACGCTAAAGAGTATCAAAAAATATTAGAACAAAATATTTTAAAATTAAATCATAAATCTTTCCATCAGATTGTAGTATTAGGTAGCAGTTCTTTTATTCCATTTATGCAACTGCCAGCACAACACCGTAGGGATGTTATTGAAGACTTATTGGATATTAACGTCTTTTCTAAAATGAATACTATTCTAAAAGAAAAAACTTCTTTATTACGCGAAAATTTAAAGGACATAAAATATACCATAGATTTGACTGAAAACCAGATAAAAACTCAAAAGAAATATATTAATGACATAACCACACTAAATGATGATTTTATAGAAAAAAGAAATACTGATATATCTAATTTAATTTCTGAGCGTGAAGAACTGGAAAGCGATAATGAAATATGTCAAAAGTTTATAGATGAAAATCAGAAAACTATGCAAGAGGAATTAGATAATGCGAATGATAAAAAGCAAGCGTTGCTCCAGTATCAAGCCCAATTCCAAACAAAAATCAAAAGATTGGTAAAGGAGAGCAAGTTTTATGAACAAAACGAAACATGCCCAACTTGTACCCAGAGTATTGACGAAAGTGTTAGATCAGAGAACCTTAAATCCGCAAAGGCCAAAGCAAAAGAATTTCAGCAAGCAATGGACCATGGACTTAAAGAGTCGGCTGCTGTGGAACAGATTATTGAAAGGTACACTGAGTTGGCAGAAAAGATTAGACAACAAATGTCAACTATATCTTCTAACAATAACACAATCACACGGTTCCAAAGACAAGTACAATCTTACCAAAATGAACTAAACCAACTTTCTGATCAAACTGGAGATTTGTCAAAGGCAAATATTGAATTAAAAGATTTAGAAGAAAAAAAAGAAATATCAAATAATACGAGGTATGAGATAAACGAATCACATACCTATAATAACGTCATGGGTGAAATGCTTAAAGATACTGGAATTAAGACCAAAGTAATTAAACAATATTTACCTGTAATTAATAATTTGGTCAATAAATATTTACAGACCTTAGACTTTTTCGTACACTTTGATCTAGATGAATCTTTTCAAGAGACCATTCGCTCAAGACATAGAGATGCCTTTTCATACGACTCTTTTAGTGAAGGTGAGAAACAGCGTATTGATTTGGCACTTTTGTTCACTTGGAGAATGATTGCTAAGATGAAAAATTCTGTCGCGACCAATCTTCTAATTTTAGATGAAACTTTTGATTCATCTTTGGACCATGACGGTGTTGACAATCTTATGAAAATACTATATACTCTCGGTGAAGATACTAACGTGTTTGTAATATCGCATAAAGGAGAAATTCTTGATGGGAAATTTGAAAACAGATTGGAGTTTTATAAAGAAAAAAACTTTAGTAGGATGAAGTAAGAGGTTGACTAATTATTTATAATATGTTATAATCACAGAAATGAAACAATGGAGATTAAATTATGAGAGAAGTGATTAGCGAAGCTACAATTCAAGTATTGAAGAACTTCGCATCTATTAATTCAAATATTGTTATTGAAAATGGCAGCAGTATTAGAACTATTTCAGAAGCAAAAAATATTCTGGCAAAAGCGGAAGTTGAGCAAACATTTCCCCAAAGGTTTGGAATTTATGATCTAAGCGAATTTCTTGGAGTACTTGGTTTGGTTGACACGCCAGTATTGGATTTCGCTGGAGATTATGTGACTATTGGAGATTCTACTGGTAGATCAAATATCAAGTATTTTTTCTCTGATCCAGACATGCTGACAACATCTACAAAAGATGTAAAGATGCCAGAAGGTGACGTTAAATTTCGCCTAGATATGGATACATTAAATAAACTAAAACGAGCGGCATCCGCACTAGGTCACTCAGAATTGATCATTGAATCTAGTGGAAATGACGGTCTTGCGAAATTGACGGTAACGACAACTGATAATTCTACAGCGAATACTTTTTCTATTGATATTCCTGTTGAAGAAAATTCAAGTAGTTATAAGTTTGTGTATAACATTAACAACTTGAAAATTTTAACTGGTAATTATGATGTGGAGATTTCATCAAAATTGATTTCAAAATTAACTAATACTGAAACTAAATTGCAATACTGGATTGCACTTGAAAAAACATCTACTTATGGAGAGTAATTAAAAATGGCTGACGATAAAAATAAAAAAGTTGAAGACCCAAATAAAAAAGCATATGATCTTATGAATCAAATTTCTCGCAGCGCGATTGCAGTAATTGATACCGTAACTCAGCGCGGTGGTTTTCGTGGTGAAGAACTATCAACGATTGGGCAGTTGAGAGATCAGTGTACTCAAGGTGTACAGATTGTTGAAAACTATAAGCAAGAGCAAGCAGAAGAATAGATATTAAAGGATAGATTTATATAATGAATACTCAGAGTGACTTCTGTAATACAAATGAATTTCTGTGGGTGGAGAAGTACCGCCCACAGAAAATTGAAAGAACTATCCTACCAAAAGAACTAAAGCAAAATCTACAAAAAATCGTTGAGACCGCCGAAATTCCTAACATGCTATTTACTGGAACCGCTGGTCTCGGCAAAACAACAGTTGCCAAAGCATTATGTAATACATTAGGTTTGGATTACATAATAATTAATGGCTCTGAAGATGGTAATATTGATACCTTGCGTGGCAAGATCAAACAATTTGCTTCTACTGTATCATTGCAAGGTGGTTATAAGGTTGTGATCTTAGATGAGGCAGACTACCTCAATCCACAATCAACTCAACCTGCTTTGCGTGGATTTATAGAAGAATTTAGCAACAATTGTCGCTTTATAATGACATGCAATTTTAAGAATAGAATTATTGAACCTTTACATTCCAGATGTGGTGTATATGAGTTTAATACGACTAAAAAAGAAATGGCTGGTCTTTGTGGGGATTTTCTTAAACACGCTAGAAATATTCTTGAACAAGAGAATGTAAAATTTGAAGATCAAGACCTTGTTAATATTATTATGAAACATGCTCCTGATTGGAGAAGGGTTTTAAATGAAACACAAAGACGATCTATGGGTGGTATTCTTAGTGGGAATAGTTCTAGTAATACTGGTATTAATGAAATTGACTCTCTCTTAAAGTTCATCAAAGACAAAGACTTTAAGAAAATGCGTTCTTGGGTGGTCAATAATATTGATACGGATAGTTCTGCTATTTTTAGGGGAATTTATGATAAAATGTCAAATCATATAAAACCACACGCTATCCCTCAAGTTGTGTTAATTCTTGCAGAATATCAATATAAAAATGCTTTTGTTGCTGATTTAGAAATCAATACAGTTGCGTGTCTAACTGAAATAATGGCAAATGTGGAGTTCATAGAATGAGTGTTGCTTATGAAGGATTAAATGATTGTGTGATATATGACTTTGAAACACTTTCTGTTGATGTAAACAGAGGTGTTGTATTATCTTTAGGTCTGCTTACTTTCTCTAGGGCGAGATTTACAAATAATCCATACAGTTATGAAGAACTTTTAGATGGTAGTGTTGGTATTAAATATGATGTTAAAAAACAAGTGGAAGTTTATGATCGTAAAATTTCAAAATCTACACTTGATTGGTGGAATAAACAGCCCAAAGAAACAACAGCAGCAGTGATGGTTCCATCAGAAAATGATAAAGATATTAGCGAAACCTATAACTTTTTTGTGCAGAATGTAAATATCAATAACCTAAAAACTGTGTTTTCTCGCGGAAATACCTTTGATATTCCTTTCTTTGAAGGTATCTTAAATGATACTGGTAAAAAAGTTCCTTATCCATTTTGGATGGTTCGTGATACAAGATCATTTCTTGATGGTTTGCTTTGGGGGTCTGGTGTTAAGAACGATTATATTCCAGAAGGATGTGCAGAAAAGTTTGTTAAACATGATGCGCGGCATGATTGTGTAATGGATGTAATGCGTATGCAAACAGTGATACAAAACCTATGAACCACTTTGATTATTTAAACTCAATCAACCATAATAAAGGCGATATTATGGTTGATGATATCACTGAAAAATCATATAAATCATACTACATTAATAGATCGTTATCCTATTTTAATGACACTATTCTTGCTGCAAACGAGATGAATAGGCACCATCATATTGATGGTAGGTTACAATATGATTTTATGCGTAATATTGTTAGGAAACGAAAGCGGTTTTCTAAATGGACTAAGGCTGATAAAATGGATGCTTTAGATTCAATTAAGGAGTATTATGGATACTCAAATCAAAGGGCAAGAGAAGTTCTAAAATTGATCCCCAAAGAGCATTTAGATCATATTAGATTTAAGTTGCGTAAGGGTGGTAAAAACTAAAATTATATAAATACCATTGTCATTAATGAATATAACAAAAAAAGTGAGTTGACAATGAATGAAGAAACAAATATAGTAAATTGGTCACCAACTGATATGTTGGAGATAACTTTAAATGAACCTGATGATTTCTTAAAAGTAAGAGAAACATTAACACGAATTGGTGTATCAAGTAGGAAAGAAAATAAACTATTTCAATCTTGTCATATCCTTCATAAACAAGGTAGATACTTTATAGTCCATTTTAAAGAGTTGTTTTTGCTAGATGGTAAAAAATCAAACTTAGAAGAAAGCGACATAGGCCGTAGAAATACTATCGCTACACTTATGTCAGATTGGGGTCTAGTCTCCATACAAAATGAATCAGTTGCTAAAAATTTAGCACCTCTGCGACAGATTAAGATTATTCCTTTTAAAGAAAAAAATAATTGGGAACTATGCCCCAAGTATAATATAGGAAGAAAATAAATGCAGAGTTTCAAATCTCACCTTATAAATGAAAGTGCGCTTAGTGCGCTAAGAACTGCGACGAAAGCCCACAAAGGGCAGTTTAGAAAAAGTGGTGGTGAATACATTGCTCATCCAAAAGAAGTCGCTAAAATAGTTGCTAAGTTCAAACCAAAATCAAAAAATTTATCTGCATTAGTTCAAGCAGCATATCTGCATGATACTATAGAAGATACTGATTTATCACACGCTGACTTAGTTAAGCAGTTTGGTGGGTTGGTTGCCAATCTTGTTGACCAATTGACCACTAAAAAAGATGATCTGGAAGCAGCAGGTGGTAAGGGTGAGTATATAAAAGATAAGATGGTCAACATGACAAGTTGGGCATTAGTTATTAAACTCGCTGATAGACTTGCTAATGTATCTGATATTAAGCAGCAGAAACCAGAATGGCAAAGAAAATATGCTGGCGATACAAAATTGGCGTTAGACGCTGTAAAAAGAGATAGAAAACATTTGAGTCCTACGCATAAGAAAATTATTAAGAATATAGAAACTATTATCAAACCTTATGTGAAAGGATAAATTCTATGAAACTTTTTTCTAAATTTATAACAGAAATAACTAAAAATCAACGTAAAAAGAAAGAAGCCTATGCTTTGACATATGTTAGGCAAGGCAAGATGGGTATTCTAAGAATTAGGCCATTACCAGGAAGCAAGTGGGTTGAGGTACGTGGTAAGGTGGGATTTGAAAATAATTACGATGAAAATGATTATTTACACAGAACTATGACTCTTATCGGTAAAGGTGTAAATGTATCTGAATTTGTAAATGGTTCAGAGGTTGTACTATATGATAGAGGTGATAAAGTTGCAAAACTAGCATTAAGAGCAGTTAGGGCAATTGTAAAATATCCAGACGTACAGCATTGGTAGGTAATAATAAATGAAAAGTTTTATATCTCATTTAAATGAAAGTATGTTAGAAAAACTTTTAACTATGAAAGTTAGAAAGTCTATTAAAAACGCTGGTGGTAAAATCTATCAAATTGGTGGTGTGGTTCGTGATGAACTACTTGGAAAGGTTTCAAAAGACTTAGACTTAATCGTTGTTGGTGTAGAACTAAGCGATTTAGAAGAAATATTAAAGCCTCACGGTAAAGTGAATATGGTTGGCAAATCTTTTGGTATTCTAAAATTTGTACCAACAGGTTCAACAGAAGAAGAAGATGTTGATATTTCAGTACCAAGAGTTGACTCTAAGAGTACTGGGGCTGGTCATAAAGATTTTGAGGTACAATTAGGAAAAGGTATTACTTTACAACAAGATCAGTTGAGAAGAGATTTTTGGATAAATCAATTGGCTAAAGATGTTGATACTGGAGAGATTATTGACACTGATGGCAAGGGTATGAAAGATATTAAGAATAAAGAAATTCGTATGATCAGTCCTACTTCATTTGAAGATGATCCTTTAAGAATGTTAAGAGCCATTCAATTCGCGGCTAGGTTTGAATTTAAAATTGAAAAAAATACTTTCAAGGAAATGAAAAAACAAGCACATACTATTTCATCAGTTTCTTCTGATAGATTCAATGAAGAATTTAAAAAACTTTTCACCAAATCAAAAAAACCATCAATCGGTGTAAAACTTTTATTTGAAAGTGGATTGATTAAACATTTATTCCCAAAGGCATCCATTAAAGACATTAATTTAAAAGCATTAGATAAACTAGAAACTAAAAACTATGGTGCTTTTATAGGAATGGTTCTAATGAGTTATAAACAAGATGCTGGTAAAATCGCCAAGGCTGGAATGAAATTATCTAATATTGATTCCAAAGCAGTTCAATCTGTAACTTCATACAAAGATATGGATTTAGTTAAATTAGTTGGATGGGCTAAAGATAACGATATTAAATCTGTTGATGCCTATCTTACTGCTATAGGAAAACCAACAGTATCATCAAAATTAAAAGGTGTTAAATACCTTTCAATTAAAGAACTACCTATAAATGGAAAAGATGTTTCTCAATTGGGGTTTAAAGGTAAGAGTATAGGTGATGCTTTACAATCTGCATTAGATTTCTCTATTAAGACTAATAAAACAAGTAAAAACGATCTTCTTAAACATATAAATAGTAAGAACAAATGATAAAGGACTGAAACATGGCATGGGTAACTATTACAAATAATCCGAGTTGGCAATATGACAATGCCCCTGCTGATCCTGGTGCTAATAGCCCATTACGACCCTTATGGTTAAAGCAAACCAGCGGAGTTAGAACTACCAATGGTCATGAGGTATATACAAGTGTTCGCAAAACTATCGCGGGAACTGGTACTGTTACTTTTGCTATAACTGTTTCAAATCCAGGAGTAGGAAATAGATACTATATAGATGGTGTTGGTCCTGCTAGAATATTAAGTTTGACAGAAGGTAGAACATACCGATTCGATCAAAGCGCATCTTCTAATTCTGGGCATCCACTTAGATTTTCTATTACGTCAAATGGAACGCATGGCGGCGGGAGCGAGTACACAACAGGAGTAACAACAGCAGGAACTCCAGGAAGTTCTGGGGCATATACTCAGATATCTGTGGCTGTTGGTGCGCCTACCTTATATTATTACTGTACAAACCACAGCAATATGGGCGGGACTGCAAACACTCCAGCATCTAGTACATCTACAGTTTCTATGGGTGAAATTAGTAAAACTTTTTGGGATAATGTATCATGATTAAGTTTATGACATTTATAACTGATGAGTATCAGAGAGATTACAAAAAAGAACGAAAAAACTATCTTGGAACTCCAGAGCAGATGGAGAGAAACGCCGCTAGAAAACGCGCTAGAAGAAAGATGGAAAAAGAGGGTAAGGCAGAGCCTTTTGATGGAAGAGATATTCATCACAAAGATGGTGACCCACTCAATAATAATCCAAAAAACTTATCAAGTGTAACTGTCCATTATAATCGTAAAGAGCCAAGGATGAGAGATAAATGAAATCTTTTAAAAATTTTAAAGAAGGTATGGACCGAGATGCTATCGCCATTTTTGCCAAAGAAGATGACGAAGAGGGTGGAGATATAACCATTTATAAATTACCTAACGTCCCATATTATAACCATGGTTACGGTGATAAGGGATGGGTTGGTGATGTACGTTCAGATTATGATTTTTTCGCTAAAAGTATGGCAGAACTTAAACAAAAAATTAAACGTGCTGGTGGCAATCCAAATAAACCAATATATGGAAAACTAAAATGAAAACATTCAAAAATTTTATAATAGAAGATAAATGTGATTTGGTAGGTATGAAACAAATCAAAGCATTTGAATCTATTGTTGATAAACTATTCAAAAAGTATGGAATTGATTTTAAATTCACTCGTCATTTTGGTGATAGGATGGGAGATGATAGAAATAATCCTTGTATTTCCATGAAAGAGTTGGCAGAATTTATAAAAAAGATTTATGCAAAGCAAGGCAAATCCCTTAAAGGTGTTGCTGGTGCAGAAGCGGTAATTAAAGATATGCAAACTAATTTGAATATTCCAGTAGCAGTTAAGTATGATCAAAGAAATGATGAATTTGATGTTGTACTGAAAACCATTATGCGTAAAAAAGATTTTAAAACTCCAGATAAGATAATACGATATGCGTAAGAATGGAATGGCGTAGAACATTTTTGGATTAAATTATGAAATACTTTATATCAGCACCTTTTGGAAACTATTTAAAACTTCCTAACGCAATTAGCGTAACTGGAAGTTGGACTGTTGAAAAAAGAGAAGGACTCATTCCTCAAATTTTTAAAACTCTTAGGTATAAAAATGGTGGATGGATTAATAAAATTGGATTGCGTAACGCAGGAATATATGAAGGTTTAAAAAGAACAAACTCTACAGATGTGTTGAGCCTTGCCGCAATAAATGAATATGATTGGATAAATTTAGACCGCATAGTAGGTAAAAATTTGTCTGTTGAAATTAATATAAGTTGTCCAAACCTTGATAAAGATGTAGGAGCGGTTAATCTTCGCGGATTTGATTTATTTCCTAAAAATAACAGAGAATGGTGTATATGTAAGATACCGCCTACTGCGACAGAATGTCTCATAGACAAGATAGTAGATTTGGGGTATAATCAAATACATGCAAGCAACACTTTGTACTCTTTAAATGGGGGTCAAAGTGGAACAATTTTAAAACCATATACTACAAGGATTATAGAATATATAAAGAGAAAACATCCCAGTGTCACTATAATCGCTGGTGGTGGGGTTACAAATAAGGATGATGCAGAATTTTATTTTGATAAAGGCGCAGACTATGTAAGTCTAGGAACAGTATGTTTCACACCTTGGAAAATAAAAAACATAATTTCTTAATTTTTTTTACCTAACCCCTTGAAATCACAAAATAAAGACATATATACTAATGAGTTAGCATTTTGGTGCTAATCAAATTAAGGGGATGCGAATAATCGGTCCCATTAATATCTTGCTTGATCAAAAGGAGATAACAATGACAGGCTTACAAACACTTTTTCCACGTTCATCTTTCGTGGGTTTTGACCATCTATTCAATGAACTAGAGTTCACTGCTAAACATGCTCAAGATCACTATCCACCACACAATATTATTAAAGCAGGAGAATCAGATTACTTGATTGAACTTGCTATTGCTGGATTTTCACAAGATGAAATCAATGTTGAAGTAAAAGATAGAACTTTGACAATAACTGGTGAACACGTTTCTAAAGGTAGAGAATTTATCCATCGTGGCATTTCAACAAAGAAATTTAAACGAACTTTTAGGCTGTCTGAACACGTACAAGTAAACGGAGCAGATATTCAAGATGGTATTCTGGCAATTGAGTTGCAGTATATTATCCCAGAAGAAATGCGTCCTCGTAAAATTAAAATTGGCAATTACGAGGAAAACTCAAATGCAACACATACTAACAACGCACAACTACTTAACGAAAGGTCTAACAGGACTGTTTGATCTTTTATCATCTTTAGTAAAAAGTATTCAACTCACAAGACAATGTTCTGCAAATGCAGATTTGGTAAGATATTTTAGAATAGAATATCCAAATATGTCTGATCACGAAATACTGACTGAACTAAATAGGAGAACTTTGGAGGAATTTAAATGATTCATTGGATCAAAAATTTCTTTAAGAGTGCGGCTCCTAAAACTATGATAGAAGAAAGAGATGAATATTTTGCAAATGCAAAAGATTTATGTGACCTTGAAAGAAGAATGAAGGCGTGGGAAAAAACATCTATGAATGAAAATCTTCGTGGGTGGATTTGATCTTATACCATATTATGATGAAATGGAAACTTTATAGACAGATTGCAGAATATATCTGGATTAGAGTTTTACCTTAAAATTAGGAAGGGCATCAATGCCCTTCTTTCACACACACACAAATTATGGAGAATATAATGAAAGAATATATTAATGACACTTGGAATAGTGTTATGGATGCAAACGTCAATCCTTTAAAGAATATCCCAAATTTACAAGTACGCCATTTAATCATGCAAATTCTTGCATGGATGTGGGTATCTGTATGTTCTATGTACATTGGTAGTATCACTTTTTGGGGGATCAACGCAATCGCACATACACTTTTACTCGCTGCAATTGTTATTACAGTTGGCACATTTGAGACTGCGAAGCGAAAACCTAAAGTTTTTGATAGAATTGATGGATACAACGGGCGACAAAAGAACGGCGAACATAATTAAATTTAGATAGGAACACACAATGGCACACAAAAACCCTTTTGAAATCCGCGCAGAAATGTTACAAATGGCAAAAGATTATATGGATCAGCAATGGACCATGAATATCCAACTTGCAAATGATTTGTATGAGCAAGGCCATAAATCAGCAGAAGAAGTTAAGGAAGCGTACAAAATTTATAGTACAGATGATTTGATGGCAAAGGCTAAAGAAATGTATTCTTTCGTATCAAAGAAAGATTAATGATCTACAGATCATATTTTAAGTTTATGATCTGAAAATCATATTATTATTTTTAATTTGTTGACTAAACCTTTATATTATGATATAATAACTCCAAACGGAGAAGAATATTGAAAGCATTTTATACAAACGTAGCAAGATATGGCAACTCACTCTTATACCGTGGTTATAATGACCACGGTGTTCGTATTGATAAGCGAGTCAAGTTTAAACCAAAACTCTTTGTTCGTAGCAAAGAAAAAAATACAGTATGGAAAACCCTTGAAGGATTTTCTGTTGCACCAGTAGAATTTGAATCTATGAGAGCAGCAAAAGAATGGTTAGAGACTTACAAAGATATGGATAATGTCAAAATCTATGGCATGACTAATTATATCCAACAGTTTATAACTAGTGCATTTCCAAATGAAATACAGTTTAATCGTAAAACAATCAATGTCGCCAACTTAGATATTGAAGTAGCATCAGATGATGGATTCCCACATCCAGATGCTGCTGATTATCCTGTTATATCAATTTGTCATAAATCGTCAACCTCTAATGTTTATCATGTTTGGGGTTTGGGTGAATATGATGTTGATAAGCGTGAAAACCAAAATTTGATTGTCCAGTATCGTCATTGTAAAAATGAATTAGAGTTATTAGCAAAGTACATGGAATTTTGGACTAAGAATCCACCAGATGTTATAACTGGTTGGTATATTAAAATGTTTGACATGCCTTATCTAATTAATCGTATTACTAAAATTGCTGGTAATGATGTAGCAAAAAAGTTTTCCCCATGGGGTTTGATTAGTGAACGCAACGTAAATATCGCTGGTCAAAATAATAAACATTATGAAATAACTGGTATTTCTCAGTTAGATTATATGGACTTATTTAAAAAGTTTGGATATTCGTATGGAACTCAAGCATCGTACAAATTAGATCACATTGCCAATACTGTACTTGGCGAGAAAAAGTTATCGTATGAAGAGTATGGAACACTTCATACTCTTTATAAAAATGATCATCAATTATTCATTGATTATAACATCAAAGATGTTTACCTAGTAGATAAAATTGATGAAAAGATGGATTTAATTACTCTCGCGCTGACCATGGCATATCGTGGTGGTGTGAATTATGAAGCGACACTTGGAACAACTGCTATATGGGACTCAATTATATATCGTGAACTAAACAAACAAAATATCGCGATACCGCCAAATGAAAACACAATCAAATCTCCATATCCAGGAGGTTACGTTAAAGAGCCTCAAGTCGGATTACATGATTGGGTGGTTTCGTTTGATTTGAATTCACTATATCCTAATTTGATTATTCAATATAATATGTCACCAGAAACTTTGGTTGTAGATATTGACAACACTTATCAATCAGGTGTTGAATATTATATGAATAATATTCCAAATGTAAAAAATGATCTTTCTGTAGCAGCAAACGGTTCAACTTATACTAGACAAAGGCAAGGCATTGTTCCTCAAATCATTGCAGATTATATGTTGGAGCGTAAAGCAACTAAGAAGTTGATGCTTGAAGCAATGCAAAAAAATCAAGATAATCCATCTACTGAACTTGAAAAGCAAATCAATCAACTTGAAAATCGGCAAATGGCGATTAAAATTCTATTGAATTCTCTTTATGGTGCTTTGGGTAATGCTTACTTTCGGTATTTTGATATGCGTGTCGCAGAAGGTATTACTCTGTCTGGACAGTTAGCGATTCAATGGGCAGAACGCGCTATGAATGATGAAATGAATAAAATACTCAAAACAGATAATTTTGATTATGTAATCGCTATTGATACTGACTCACTGTATATCAACTTTGGGCCTTTTGTAGATAAATTGAAACCTAATGACCCTGTTAAAGCATTGGACAAAATTTGTGCTGAACATTTTGAAAAGGTTTTAGAGAAAGCGTATGATAAACTGTTTAATCAAATGAACGCATATACAAATCGCATGGTTATGGAAAGGGAAGCGATTGCAGATCGTGGTATCTGGACTGCCAAAAAACGATATTTACTGAATGTTCATAATAATGAAGGTGTTCAATACGCAGAACCAAAATTAAAGATCATGGGTATTGAGGCTATCAAATCAAGCACACCTCAAGTGGTGCGAGATAAGTTTATGCATTCTTTTAAAATCATCATGTCTGGTTCTGAAGAAAAAACAAGAAAGTTTATTGCTGATTTCAAGAAAGAGTTTAAATCTCTACCACCAGAAGATATATCTTTTCCAAGAGGTGTTAGTGATATTATGAAATGGAGTGATAGAAATACTATTTACAAGAAAGGAACGCCAATTCATGTGAGAGGTAGTTTACTTTATAATAATCAGATCAAAGATAAGGCATTAGGAAAAAAGTATGCACTTATTCAGAATGGTGAAAAAATTAAGTTTTGCTATTTAAAGATGCCCAACCCTCTAAAGGAAAATGTTATATCATTTCCAGATTACATTCCAAGTGAGTTAAATCTACATAGATATGTAAATTATGACGTTCAATTTGAAAAGACCTTTGTAGAACCAATTACACCAATCTTAGATGCAATTGGGTGGAGTGTAGAGGAAAGATCATCATTAGAAGATTTTTTCTCCTAAGAATTATATCTAAGTTATAAACCAAAAGGAATAATTATATTATGAAACTAAAGCCAAGTGAAATGTACGATTTAGCAAAAAACAATGAAATACAGAATTATATACAAAACAATCTTTATGACCCATGGATAGGAAGCCCCTTTGAAGGATATAGATACATGGGTAATAAACAAAAGGGTGAACTAGGAGAGAGATTAGTAACTCTAATAATGGAAAAGGCTGGTTACAATGTTGAATTTGCTCACACATCAACCGCTGGATATGATAGAATTTTAAATGGAATTAAAACGGAAATTAAGTTTTCTGTTGCACATACAGACACTAAAAAAAGATCAATCAAAAAAGATTGTTTTACAATGAACCATGTCGCAGTTGGTAAAGATTGGGACCGTCTTATTTTTATTGGAGTAAATGAAAATCCTAATGAATTTAAGGCTGTGTATATGACAAAAGAAATGTTTGAAAACTGTCTGAAAACAGATAATCATTTTAATCATCAACAAGGTGGTAAAAAATCAAAGAATGATGATTATATGGTTACGGAGAAAAAACTTAGAGAACTAATACAATCAGAATATGTAAAAGAATTGAGTGAATGGTAAAAACTATACTTGGTGATTGCTTAGAGGTATTGCCTACAATTGAAGATAATTCAGTAGATATGCTTCTTGCTGATCTTCCATATGGCACTACTGCATGTAAATGGGATTCTGTTATTCCATTAGATAAACTATGGGAACAATACAATAGGGTTTGTAAGAAAAATGCAGCAATGGTTTTTACCGCAATGCAACCATTCACAACAATTCTTGCTGCTTCTAATATAGAAAATTTAAGATATGAATGGATTTGGGAAAAACCTCAAGGTACAAATCCCATGAATGTAAAAATAATGCCTTTAAAGTCTCATGAAAACATCTTAGTATTTTACCGAGAGAAACCAACTTATAATCCTCAAATGTGGTATAGTACACCGTATTCTGGATTTAGTAGCGATACTGCAAAAATTGGTGAAGTGTATGGCAATGCTGAATCAAAACATAGGGATAACCCAGAAGGATCAAGATACCCAAAAACAGTGATAAAACATAAACAAGAAAAGGGTTATCATCCTACTCAAAAACCAGTAGGTTTGATGAAATATTTAATAAAGACTTACACTAATGAATGGGATGTTGTTCTTGATAATACGATGGGTTCTGGAACTACAGGAGTTGCTTGCGTTCATACAAATAGAGAATTTATAGGAATAGAAAAAGAAGAAAAGTATTTTAAAATAGCAGAAAAAAGATTAGGAACAAATTTAAACGAATTTTTCTATTGACTCTCTAATACGAATCATGTATTCATATAGTTGAAGTTAGTGAATAAAACTTAATAGGAGAATATCATGCACAGTAAAAAAGAATATAAATTTAATTCAGAGGCAGATGCTCAAAAGTTTGCTGATGCCGAAAATCAATCGTATGATCCTAGTTGTGATGTTTACATTACTGGACCTTTCTTTGTAGATGAGTCAAACACATTTAAAGATATGCCATGGGTTACTGATACTAAAACATACTGGCATGTTGGAGTAGAAGTTTACAGATAAAATCTGTTGACAAAATGTCCCATATATGTTAGTATGGGACAAACTTAAACAAAGGATATATTATGGAAACTAAAAAAATTAGACCGCGCCGAGAATTTCCAGTAATGGCATTAATCAATAAAATTGGTGATTGGCATGAAAATCGTAATTTGATTGATGGATCAAGTGACAAAGACCAAGTTTTGAAGTTGATGCAAGAGTTAGGAGAATTGTCGGATAGCGTTTGTAAGGGTAATGATATTCGTGATGATCTAGGTGATATGATGGTTGTAATGATTAATATTATGAAACGTAATAATATTACTATGAATGAATGTTTAACAGTTGCTTACAATGATATTAAAGATCGTAAAGGGCGCATGGTTGACGGTATTTTTGTCAAGGAATCTGACTTAAAGGATATGTAGTGTACTCGCTTACAATATTCAAATCTATATATGATAACAAAACCCACCGTAGAATGAATTTCTCGCGGTGGGAAGCCTTTAAGGATTTCCTATATAAATTATCAGAACAAAAAATAGAAAGTAAAAAAGATGCTCAACTTATATCACCTGCTACTTACTTATCTAATACGACTAGGGCAAACGCGAATGTGGTTAATTGGGCAAATTGGACTGCTGTTGATGTTGATGATCATGTCTTTAAAGGAAACTTAAAGGATGAGTTATTTAATCGCTTTGGCGATTATACCTATATTTGTTATAGTACCGCTAGTAGTTCTATTGACCATCCGAAGTTTAGACTTGTATTCCCACTCAGTAAAGAGGTTGAAAATTCTAAAATTCGCCACTTTTGGTACGCTCTTAATAAAGAACTCAGTGAAATCGGAGATGGGCAAACAAAAGACTTATCAAGGATGTATTATATCCCTGCTAATTATTCTAATGCTAACAACTTCATATTCAATAATGTTGGTAGTGATATTGATCCTGAAAAATTAATGAGTAAACATTCATATGAAGTGAAAACTGGTAGTAGTTTCAAAGACCGTATGCCAAAACACATAGCAGATAGAGCAATTGAATATGAAAAGAATAAATTAGACAATACTGATGTTAGGTGGACGGGATATAGAGATTGTCCATTTGTGAATAAACGTCAGATACATGATTGGTTTGATATTTCTGGTGTTGACAATTCTGGTAGATATGCTATGATATATAAAATTATGGTAAGTACTGCAATGAATGCAATAAGTAGAAAGTATCCAATAACATCATTTGAGTTGGAGCAACTGATAAGAGAACTAGACAGTGAGACTTCTAGAAAATATGAAAAAAGACCTTTGGCTGTTGAAGCCGATAGAGCAATAGAATACGCATATAGAAACGTGTTGTAAGGAGTTTATGTGATAATGGGAAATAGTTTATTTGATGACGATGATGATCAGTCAACATCTGAATGGACAGATATGCCTGAGTTTGTCCAACCAAAGCAAGAAGAGTTTGCCAAGGTTATTGTTAGATTTCGTAATGAAGAAGATTTGAATGAGTTTCAAAAATTGATTGATCAAATCGTAACAACAAGAACAAAGAGTATTTGGCATCCAAAATTGGTTAGAGGTGCTACACTGCAAGAAGTTTGGGTTGATGAGTTTTTTGATGAAGAATAATTACCCAATATATGTGGTATCCAAAAATAGGTGGGAGAGTCGTATGACTATGAAGCACCTTGATTGGATGGGGTGTGATTATTATATTGTAATTGAACAATCACAGTGGAATGAGTATGCTGCAACTTGTGGTAAAGAAAGACTGTTAGTTCTTCCACAGTCATATATTGATGATTATGATACATGGGATAACTTGGGTGATAGCAAATCCAAAGGCCCGGGTGCTGCGCGAAACTTTGCTTGGGATCACTCAATAAGTAATGGTGACAAAAGACACTGGGTAATGGATGATAACTTTGAGGGGTTTTATCGCCTCAACAGAAACCGAATTTTATTCTCTAAAACTCCTAGAGTTTTCTTGGCTATGGAAGATTTTGCTGATAGGTATGTTAATGCACCGATAGTAGGTCCAAACTATGCTTGCTTTGTAAAATCAACTGATTCTGTACCACCTTACATATTAAATACCAGAATTTATAGTTGTCTGTTGATTGAAAACGCAATCAAATATCGTTGGAGAGGGCGGTATAATGAGGATACTGACTTATCACTAAGAGTATTGAAGGATGGATTATGTACTATTCAATTCAATGCATTCCTTGCTGGTAAACTTACTACACAAAAAATTACTGGTGGTAATACTGATGAGTTCTATTCTAAAGAAGGTACTTATCCAAAGTCTAAGATGTTAGAGGATATGCATCCAGATGTTGCAAAGGTTGTTTGGAAATTCAATCGCTGGCATCATCACGTAGATTACAAAAGATTTAGAAAAAATACCTTAATTCGTCATTCAAACTATACTCCAATAAAAGGTATAAATGAGTATGGAATGAGGTTGGTTGATAGAAAAGGTTTAAGATAATTTAAAATTGTAAATTCTGAGTTTACAATAGATCAATATAATAAAGATTTATAATATAGGAGAAATGTATGACATTTATAGCAGCAATGGATCATTCTGGTGGTAGCACTGGCGGTGTATTAGAGCGATATGGTCAAGAATATACTGAAGATAATAAAATGGATTTAGTTCACCGTATGCGGTTGCGTATGGTATTGAACGAAAACTTTACAAGTGATAAGATTAGTCATGCAATTCTTTACAAAGATTCTGTTGAAAAGGATATGGTGGCTGTTCTTGCAAATAAAGGTATCCATGCTATTCTGAAGGTTGATAGTGGATGTGAAACAAATGGTTTCCTAAAGGTATTTGATATTGATTCAATGATACGTTTTGCTTTAGGGTCTGGTTGTGTGGGAACCAAAATGAGAAGTATCGTTAAGGATATGTATGATGTTCCAAAACTTCTTGATCAACAATTTGAGTTAGCGTGGAGAATTTCAAACGCTGGCCTCACGCCAATAGTAGAACCAGAAGTTCCTATTGATGCTTTTAATAAATCAGTCATTGAAAAGCATCTAAATGAAGAATTGATGAATCGTTGTAGAGATTTTCCTGGACAACTTATTCTTAAACTTACCATACCTGATATTTCAGAAACGTACAATAATTTGTATGAATACAATTCAGTTGAAAAGATTGTTGGTCTAAGTGGGGGGTATTCAACTGAGGAAGCATGTGCCAAATTATCTTGCTCTCCACATATGAGTGCGAGTTTTAGTAGAGGTTTGAGTGAAGGTCTATTCCATTCACAAACAGATGAAGAGTTTAGTGAAAGAATTAAATCAAACATAGATATGATATATGAAGCAAGCAAATGGAGTAAAGTATGACAGTCGCGGGTAAGGTATGGGGTCAAACAGAATTGATTGAAGCAAATGGTGCATTAGAATTTCATAGAATTCAAATGAAAGAAGGTGGTGTTTGTTCCAAACATATGCATGAATTTAAATGGAATGGATTTTATGTTGAAGAAGGTATGATGAAAATAAAGGTTTGGTCTGAGGATTATGATTTAGTTGACGAAACTATTTTAGGGCCAGGAGATTATACCAAAGTGAAACCCGGAGTTTTTCATCAGTTTGAGTGTATTCAATCTGGTATTGCATATGAGTTATATTGGGCAGAATTTAACCATAATGATATTGTGAGAGAAACAGTTGGTTATTCTGCTTTATAAAGGATATTAAAATGAACGCATATGCTGATGCTGGTGTTAATATTGAAAAGGGAAATGAGATAGCAAAATATCTTGGTTTCAAAGATTTTGGTGCTTCTATAATGATTGGTGGTGAAGAAGTTGTAATATCCACTGATGGTGTAGGCACAAAAATTTTAGTTGCAGAAGCACAAAATAAATTTGATACCATTGGTATTGATCTTGTCGCAATGTGCGTAAATGATATTCTATGTAAGTTTGCTCAACCAATAGGGTTTCTTGATTATTATGCAACAGGAGAACTATGTTTAGATAAATCAAAAGAGATTTTGAAAGGAATATTAAAAGGCTGTGAACTTGCTGGCTGTACTCTTATGGGCGGTGAGACTGCTGAGATGCCAGGAGTTTATGAAGGTTCTAAATTTGACCTTGCTGGTTTTGTTGTGGGTACTGTAATTGATCGTCATGTACCTAGAATTGTGCAAGAAGGCGATATTCTTGTAGGCATTCATTCAAGTGGCCCACACTCAAATGGATTTAGTATGCTAAGAGAAGTATTACCAGTTGATGAAATACCACTTACACCCACAAGAATTTATACAGATGAAATACTGAATAACCATCATTTGATTAATGCAGTATCACACATTACTGGTGGTGGTCTTATAGAAAATATTCCTAGAATGTTGGGGGGTAGAGAACATAGTTTAGAATTAAGCATAGGAAATAGTGAATGGTGGAATGATTTATATTTCAAATGTCAGAATAAAATGGATATGAGAGAATTTTTAACAATATTTAATGGGGGTTATGGTATGGTGTTAGCCGTTTCTCCACACAATGTGGATAAGTTAAATATAGAAAATGTTAAAGTAATCGGAAAAGTGTTATGATTGAAAAGCAGATTGCAGATTTACAAAGACGTATAGAAAAGTTAGAAGCAAGACCTGTATTATATCAAAGAAAGGGCGTTCTAGGTGATCCGAATGGTTTCGTTTATACTCAAGGACAAAACGCATTACATGAGCCTGTTGAATTAGAACATATTAAAAATAAAGGACTAGAAAATGACTAATATCAACATCACAACAAATCCAACAGGACGTAGCCCAGAAAATAAATACTTTTTTGGTGATGCCACTTCAGAGTTATGCACAGAGAGATCAAAATATTGCAAAGTTGGTAATATGGATGATTATCTTTCATTTGCACATCAGATGCTTCCTAGCATGATAACAGAATATATTTACAAAAAACCTTTACAATTTGAATCTGCAAATATTAGATTTCAAGTATATACCAATGATGAACGTCATGAACAATTTGTAAAAAATATGTTTGATGTACTACCTAAAGGATTTGGGCATCATGTTCCAGATTGGACAATTTGGCACAACACTGAATTAGATGTGCCGCATCCTAAAATCTATGTAAACCTTGATACTAAAACCATGTTTATTGCTGGAACCACATTTCTTGGTGAGATTAAGAAAGGTGTGTTTGGTATCATTGGATTTGAACTTCCTAAACTAGATTATCTACCTATGCATTGTAGTGCATTTACATATGATGCAACTACTAATTTAATGTTTGGTCTGAGTGGAACAGGTAAAACTACTTTGAGCAGTGATCCAAACTATGCGCTAATTAGTGATGATGAGGTTTATTGGGATAATAACGGCATCAAAATGATTGAAACTGGATGTTATGCTAAGAGTGAGGGGTTATCTCCAGAAACACATAAGACTATTTTTGACGCTGTTGAAAAAGCGAAGGCAGAAGATTGCTTAGTTGTAGAAAATCCAGGTGTACCAAATGCAAGATTGAGTTACCCTATCACTTGTGTTGAAAACGCATATCATAAGCCTCAGAAATTTGATCATCCAGATAATATATTTTTCTTAACTATGGACGCAAAGGGTGTATTTCCACCATACAGCAAGATTAGTGGTGAGACAGTTCGTAGATTTTTTGAAACTGGATATACAAGTCAGATGCCAGGAACTGAGAAGGGCGCAACTGAGATTAAGCCACTCTTTAGTCCATGTTATGGATCACCCTTTATGCCAAGGCCAGTGAAAGAATACAGTGACTTATTAATGCGAAAAATTCATGAAAATAATTGTAATGTGTATTTGATTAACACTGGAATGGATAAGGATGGAAAGCGTTTTTCTCTTGACTTTACACGAAAATGTGTTAAAATGTGTATAGAAAATAATATGGAAGATAAGAGTCAAGAAGTATTAAAAACTCTTGAGGATTTAATAGGCAATAAAATATGATTCACTATATATTTGATGTTGATGGAACACTTACGCCAAGTAGGGCCAAGATGGATGAAAAATTCAGTTCATTCTTCTTTGACTTCTGCACATTAAATAATGTATATCTTGTCACTGGTAGTGATAAAGAAAAAACAATTGAACAAGTTGGTAATGTTATATACGGTATGTGTAAACGTGTCTATAATTGCTCTGGTAATGATGTGTGGGAAAGAAGTAAAAATATAAGAAAGAACAATCTCAAACTACCAGACACAATGTGGGGATATCTGAATAAAGAGATATGTGAAAGTGAATTTCCTGTTAGAACTGGTGGTCATATTGAAGAAAGAACGGGCCTTGTAAATTTATCTATCGTGGGTAGAAATGCTGGAAAACGTGCTAGAACTCAATATGTGGCTTGGGATAATCATACAAATGAAAGAAAAAATATTGCGAAACGACTGTCAGAAAAATTTACAGAATTTGATTTTAATGTTGCTGGTGAAACTGGAATAGATATTACGATAAAAGGTAACGATAAATCTCAGATATTGACAGACTTCACTAAATCTGATATAATACATTTTTATGGAGATAAATGTGATTTCGGTGGTAATGATCACACTATAGCAATGGGAGTGTATGATCTTGGCGAACCGAACTCAGTATATCAAGTGCAAGATTGGAGAGAAACTTGGGAACTACTAAAGTCGGTATAACAGCATCAACTTTTGATTTTCTACATGCTGGTCATGTTGCTATGTTACGTGAAGCAAAAACACAATGCGATTATTTAATATGTGCATTGCAAGTTGATCCGTCAATAGAAAGACCACAGAAAAACAAACCACTACAGACATTGGTTGAGCGACATACTCAACTCGCTGGTGTGAAGTATGTTGATGAAATTATCCCATACCAAACAGAGCAAGACTTAGAAGATATATTATCCATGTTTCCTATAAACGTAAGGATTATAGGTGAAGAATATAAAAATGGTAAGTTTACTGGTCGCGCTATTTGTTCAAAGCGTGGCATAGAGATATATTATAACAAAAGAGACCACAGATTTTCATCTAGTGATTTAAGAAAGCGAGTAAAAGATATATGATTATTAATGGTGACTGTATTGAAGAAATGCAGAAATTAATTGACCAAGGCGTTCAAGTTGATGCGGTAGTTACAGACCCACCATATCACCTACAATCTATTGTAGACAGATTTGGAAAAACATCTCTAAGCGATGATACTAAGACTTCAGAAAGAGCGAGAGATCGTAGTGACGGTTACGCGAGAATGTCTGCTGGTGGTTTCATGGGTCAAGAGTGGGACGGTGGCGATATTGCATTTCGTGCTGAGACTTGGAGACTTGCTTGGGAATTATTGAAGCCAGGTGGACACTTACTTGCATTTTCGGCTTCACGCAATTATCATAGAATGGCAGTTGCGATTGAGGATGCTGGGTTTGAAATTCGTGATCAAATGATGTGGTTATATGGAAGTGGATTTCCAAAGTCTCACAATATTGGAAAAAATATTGATAAGATGCCAAATGCAGATTTAAATGCTTTTTCTAAAGCACTTAAAGAGAAAAGAATTGAATTAGGCTACTCTTTGACGGAAGCAGACGAGTTAATAACTGGTGGCTCAACCATGTATTCTTTTTTAGAGGGCAGAAGGAATAATGATGTGTATCCACCAAATAAAAAATATTGGGAAAAGATAAAAGAACATTTTGGCATGGACGGTTGGGACAAAATTATTGAAAACAACTTGAAAGTTGTGGGTGAAAAGGATGGTAACTTTGGTTATCAAAAAGATGGTAAAAGATGGAAAAACACAACCAATGAAACTGAAATGACAAGTAAAACAGCAAAGCAATGGGAAGGTTGGGGTACTGCACTTAAACCAGCACACGAACCGATTGCGGTAGGTCGTAAACCAATATCCGAAAGTACTGTTGCTAAGAATGTATTAAAACATGGTACTGGTGCAATCAACATTGATGCTAGTCGGATTAAATCTAGTGAAAGTATTGAGGGCAGATTCCCAGCAAATGTAATGCACGATGGACTACAGCAAGATTGGGCGCGTTTCTTCTATTGCCCAAAAGTATCAAAAAAAGAACGTGGCGAGAATAACAAACACCCGACAGTCAAACCACAAGAATTAATGAAATACTTAGTGAGGCTTGTCACGCCTAAAGGTGGTACTGTACTTGATCCATTCATGGGTTCCGGCTCTACTGGTATGGCAGCAAAAGATTTGGGTTGTAATTTTATTGGCATTGAGAAATCAGAGGATTATTTTAAAATCTGTCAAGAACGAATTGATGAAACAAACCCACTAAGCGAATTTTTTGACTAGACAATCATTATAGAATATGCTATAATGGTGAAATTAATATAGGAGAATTATATGTCAATAATGGACAAACTCAAAAAGAATTCAAAACTAAAGACCACAGAAGTTCTTTCAGAGTCTAAATTTTTTAATAATAAAGAACAGGTTTCAACACCAGTTCCAATGATGAATGTAGCATTATCTGGATCAATAGATGGTGGTCTTACTCCTGGCTTGACTGTATTGGCTGGGCCATCTAAGCACTTTAAAACTTCATTTACGTTGTTGATTGCAGCGGCCTACTTGGAGAAGTATGAAGATGCTGTAATGTTATTTTATGACTCAGAATTTGGATCACCTGCATCATACTTTGAACAGTTTGATATTGATACCGCGAGGGTTTTGCACACACCAATTACAAACGTAGAAGAATTGAAATTTGATCTTATCGCTCAACTTGAGGGAATGGATAAATCTGACCGTGTTATCGTGGTTATTGATTCAATTGGTAATCTTGCATCTAAGAAAGAAATGGAAGATGCAATCAACGAAAAGTCTGTAGCAGATATGTCAAGAGCAAAGGCACTAAAAGGTCTATTCAGAATGTGTACACCATATTTGGCAATGAAGAATATTCCCATGATTGCAGTCAATCACACATACA